AGATATGCTGGATGTGCAATAGAATTAAAAGTTGGATATAATAAAGCCACAAATGAACAAAGGTGGTGGCGTGATCAATTAATTGAAAGGGGTTACTATGCAAAAATATGCACAGGAATAGATGAAGCGTTAGAAGTTATAAATCTTTATTTAAAGGGAATAATAAAATGAATGTTAAAAGAACATTTTTTAATAGTAGAAACGAAAGGTTGTATTGGAATTATACAGATACTAACAATTATCTGTTTATAATTTTGTTCAAAAGCGGTGCAACGTTGTCTTTTATTTTAAGAGATTTGAAAAAAGACAAAAATATATTAAATTATATTTATAAGAAACTACATAATAGATTCAGCAATATAGCTGAGATTGAAACTAGCAAATTAAGCCATGTAGAATATAATCTTTGTAAACAATATAAAGTGCCCTCTATTCAAAAGATATGTTAAATAAATACCTAGAAGATAATTATGACAAACTTCAAGACGTTTCTTATAATATAACTAATGGAAAGGGTGAGGACTTGCTGAGTTTTGTAATTGAGGAGTTGTATAAATGCGATCAACAAAGGTTAAAAGAAATAATACTAGAAAAAAAGATGACGTTTTATGTCATCCGTATTATGTTAAACCAATACAACAGTAAGACTAGTAGATACTATTATAAGTATAAAAAGTATTACGAATACCACACCACCACAACAATAGAAAGTATTACAGCAGATAATACAGAATACTCTATAAAAGACAAAAAAGAAGTAGAACAAAAGTTAGAGTGGATAGAACATAAGCTGAAGGACTTATATTGGTTTGACGCTGAGATATTTAGAATATACTATCGCGAGGGTTTTAGTCTTAATCAAATGGCTAAGGAAACCAAAATATCAAGAGCCACAATATATAAAGCAATTAAAAATGTTAAGAACTATTTAATAAACGAAAGATGAAAAAAACTAGAATACTTAGAGCATTAAAACAATGCAAAACTGATGACTTTAAAGCGGACAGCGTTTTATCTTTTAAAGATGAGAAGGGTAAAGAATACTTTTTAGCAGAGCAACCGCACTACATGAACATAATTACAAACTCTATCAATGTAATATTAAAAAGAACGTTTGATATAATTGATGACGTTAAACTAAAAAATAAAATTTTAAAAGAATTAAACAATGACAAAGAGTAAAGGACTTGGCGATTCAATAGAGAAGGCACTAAAAGCCACAGGAATAGACAAGGTGGCGAAAGCTTTTTTAGGTGATGATTGTGGGTGTGAGGAACGTAGGGATAAATTGAATAAAATCTTCCCATACAAATCAGTAAGACAATTTACAGAAGATGAAATTAAAATATATGAAGATGTAATTTCAAGAACACGGGAAACAATAACGGGTGAAGATCAAGCTATATTAGTAAAGCTTCATAATAAAGTGTTTGGAGAAAATAAAAGACCAAGCAGATGCACTAGTTGCGTTCAAGAAACTTTAGCAAAACTAAAAAAAGTGTATCAAAACAGTTGTAAATTAGATTAATGAAAACACACACCAAAGTATACATGCAATTTTTTGATTACGGTGAACAAGATTTTATACCCTGTGAGATGTGTGGAGCTAGAGCAACAGATGTTCACCATATTGAAAGGCAATCTAAGTTTGGTAAAAAGAAAGAGAAAGATTTTATAGAGAATCTAATTGGAGTTTGTAGAGAATGCCATATTAAAGCTGAATCAGATAGTATGTTTAATATGTTCTGCAGGATACAGCACTTAGAGAATGTATGTAATCAGGTATACGCAATTATAGAATTTAATAAAAAATATAAAAAACATGAAACCAAAAAAAATACAAATAAGTAAATTAAAATTAAACCCAAACAATCCGAGAACAATAAATAAAAGTAAGTTTGAAAGGTTAAAGAAATCAATTACTGAGTTCCCTAAGATGTTAGAGTTAAGACCTATTGTAGTTGATGAGGGTTTTATTGTCTTAGGTGGTAACATGCGGTTACAAGCTTTAAAAGAACTCGGTATTAAAGAAACATTTTATATACAGAAGGAGGACTTAACACCAAAAGAAAAGAAACAATTTGTAATTAAAGACAATGCATCATTCGGTGATTGGGATTGGGATGCTCTGGCTAATGAATGGGAAACAAAAGAATTGAAAGATTGGGGGATTGATGTGTGGCAACCTGAGAAGGAAGTTGATTATAGTATCTTAGACGAAATAAATTTAGATGATGAAATACAAACAATGTATGAACAAACTAAAAAGTCTATAATACTAGAATACCCCGCAGATAGTTTTGATGAAATCAAGAAACTGTATGAAAGCTTAAAAGCTAAGGAAGTTAATTTACCTGATTTATTTAATAAAGCAATGCAAGATTATGAAGCATAACGTATATGTAATATCAGCGGGTAGGTATAATGACTTGCCATTTGACACAGAACAAAAGGGTAAGTATATATTTTGCGTTAAAAATGGTGAGAAAAAACTATATGAAAAAAGCGGATGTAAGAATGTTTATGAAACGGGAAACTTAATGCAGAGCAGAAACTTTGCATTAGAACACGCCTTTAATGATAATAAAATATGCGTTCAATTAAGTGATGATATTAAAAAGATAACAACAAATCAAAACTTCGGCAAGAAGAAAACAGTTACTCTAGAACACGCGATTAATGACATAGTAAATAAATTTATTAAGGTTAAGGGAGTTGATCTCTTAGGAGTACCGCCTACAGATAATTACTTTTTTGCTAATAAATTAGTAGTTGAAAACAAATTTTGTATCGGTGATATGTTATTTGTAAAGCCAAACGAATTAAGGTTTGATGAAACGCTTAGTCTTAAGGAGGATTATGATTACACTTTACAACATATTAACAAAGGTAAAGTAATAAGGTATCAAAAGTATTTATTTACTTTTAAACATTATTCAAATAAAGGTGGCGCGGTAGATATAAGGAATGACAAAGAGGAGGAAAAAAATATAATGATACTGAAATCTAAATGGGGAGATAAAATAAGGTTAAACCCTAAGAGAAAAAATGAAATACTAATATGAAAGATTTATCATGTGTTATATGCGGAATAAAAATACAGGGAAACTATATTACTTATATGCCTGAAAATAGTATAATATGCTCAAATGAATGTTTAATAAAATATAGAAAAAAAAGGAATGAAATCACTAAAGCTAATTAAAAAAGAACACGATATAAAAGCGGGTAAGCGTTGTGAGTTTATGAAACCAACGGTAACTGAAAGTTGTTTGTTAGAATATGAAAATGAAATAATAGGTTTTTATTTAACAGAACTACCCGACAAATTAAAACAATACATTACAATAGCTAATAAAGAGTTCTTAAGTAAAAACGTTCCTAAGACTTTACTAGATAGGTCAGATGTTTATGCTTCTCAAAAGAAATATGGACTTACAAGGTCACAGGCGAGAGCGTTAAGCACTGTTCAGATGTCAACTATATTAGGCGGAGTATTAGCAAAGGCTCATCTTAGAAGACCTTATAATTCTGTTTCACAGGTTCACACAAACCCAAAGGCAAAGACATTTATTAAAGCAATGTTACTAGCGTGTTTAGAATGTGAGAAACTAATAAAAGAATACATGCCTAAACAATATGAAACACAAAAGAAAATAATTGAAAAAACTACTTTAAAAAAATATAGATTTGGAAACCTATTTACAAGTAGTATATCTAATTATAATATAGCAGCACCATTCCATCAAGACAAAGGGAATTTAAAAAATACAGTAAACGCAATATTAACTAAAAGGAAAGATGCTGAAGGTGGTAGTCTTTGTGTTCCTGACTTTGAACAGGTCTTTGAACAAAGTAATAATAGCTTATTAGTATACCCTGCTTGGAGAAACTTACATGGAGTTACTAAAATAGTACAGCATAATAAAGATGCTTATAGAAACAGTTTAATATTCTACCCTTTAAATGGGTTTGATAAATAATAAAATATGAACAAAAGTAGACACATAAAAAAAGAAGCTTTATTAACAGCATTAGAAAAAAGCTTAGGAGTTGTAACAATAGCTTGTAAGAACGCTGATATTCCTAGAAGCACATACTATAAATGGCTTAAAGATGATGAGGAGTTTAGAGCTAAGGTTAAGCAAGTGGAAGATGTTGCTCTTGACTTTGCAGAAAGTCAGTTACATAAACAAATCGCGGACAACTCAACGGCAGCAACAATCTTCTTTTTAAAGACAAAGGGAAAGACTAGGGGTTACACTGAGAAATCAGAACTTGATATTACAAGCGGTGGTCAATCTCTAACTGAATTAAAAATTGAAGTAATTGATACAGGGAAAGATTAAAACAACAAATGTATTTCACAGGGCGTATAGGTCAGAAACTAGAATAACGTGCTTACAGGGGGGTACTCGTTCTAGTAAGACCTATTCCCTGTGTCAGTTGTTTATTGTTAAATGCTTACAACAAACAGGTAAAGTATACACAATATGCAGAAAAACACTACCCGCC